TCGGCGACAACCAGCTGGAAGGCAACGAAGAGGCACTCAAGGCGTACGACCAGGTGATCCAGATCGATCAGCTGCGTTCGGCCAATCGCCACGAGGGCCGCATGGCTGAGCAGCGCTCGGTTGTGTCGTTCCGCGAGCAGTCCAAGGACAAGCTCTCGTACTGGCTCGCCGATCGCTGTGACCAGCTCGCGTTTCTGACGCTGTCTGGTATCTCGTACGCACAGAAGACCAACGGCGTCGCACGTGTGGGCTCGCAGCTGCCGTTCCTGACCTTCGCAGCCGACGTCACTGCGCCGACCGCTAAGCGGTACCGCGTGTGGAACGGCAGCACCAAGGCGTTTCGCGCTGAAGGCGCTACCAACGCGAACCTCGTCGCGGCCGACGTCCCGCAGTGGGAGCTGCTGCTCGCTGCCAAGCGTCACTGCGTCGAGAACTACATTCGTCCGATCACCACTGAAAGCGGCATCGAGGTGTACAACGTATTCATGTCGCCCGCAGGCATTCAGGCGCTCAAGAAGGACACGAACTTCCTCGCAGCCTGGCAGAACGCGCAGAAGCGTGGTGAGGAGAACCCACTGTTCAAGGGCACTCCGCATGGTGGTGTCAACGGCTTCTACGTCGACGGCATGAACATCCTCGAATACCGCTACGTGTACAACACGCTCGGCGCCGCTTCCGGTTCGAAGTGGGGAGACAACACGATCGACGGCCAGCGTGTGCTGGTGTGCGGTGCGCAGGCGCTGGGCATGGCCGACATCGGCATGCCGACCTGGGACGAAGAGCTTTTCGACTTCGGCAACTCTCCGGGTATCGCTACCGGCAAGATTTTCGGGTTCAAAAAGCCTGTGTTCCGCTCGATCCAGTCGGGCACCAACGAAGATCACGGCATCCTCTGCATCGACACCGCGATCCCGGCCTAACCCAGGAGAAATGTCATGGCTGTCACTAAGCACACTGCACGTCAGCATGTCCTGGCCGCGGTCATTCCGATCACCTCTGCCAACTCTGGCGCGGGCAACGAAGTGACGGTGGCGCTCCCTCCGGGGGCGCACATCACCCAGCTGCTGCTCGTCACGCACACGGTGTTCAATTCTGCTACCGCAGCGACCATCTCGGACGGTACGAACACGCTGGTTAGCGCCGAAGACATGACGACCCTCGGCTCCGAAGCTGTGGATCTGTCTGTGACCATGCGGTATCCGAATGGCGGGACGCTCACCATCTCGCTGTCTGGTACCGCGACTGCCGGCGCAGCCACCGTGATTCTGACGTACGTCGACGTCGATCGTCAGGACGAGCACTACAAGGTCTGAGTTTGACTTCCTATCTGTGGGTGCTAGGCTTGGGGCGGGGCTTCCCGCCCCTGTTTTCTAGCACTCACAGAGAGGACTAAAACATGATCCGCAACATGATTTCGCCGCGTGACTTCTCGTACATCGGCCTTACCGGGCACGGTGTGCAGTTCAAGGCGGGCGTGCCAACTCCGGTACCGTTCGAGCTGCAGTCGGATTTGCTACACCTCAACGTTATCTTCGAAGACGGCAACTTCGCGCAGGCCCCGGTCGACAAGGACGGCAAGCCGGCGAAGGTCGAGATGTCAGGTGCTATCCGCGAAGCGGTCCTGTTCCACGTCATCGGCCAGATCGCCGCGGACGCGCAGACCGAAGAGTTCGACGGCGGTGGTGCCCCAAAGGCGGCTGCGATCGCAGCGCGCTGTGGCATTACGGTCAACGGCACGGAGCGCGGTAAGCTGTGGGACCGGTATCGCAACGCCGTGGCGACCAACGGCATCCTTCCGACGCATCCGATGGTCGAAGCGTTTGTTGACATCCAGAAGGTCAACAGCCTGAAGGCCGCAAACGAGTTTGCTGAAGCATATGAAGTCCCGGCCGAGCTGCTTGTCGGCATCACCAAGGTCAATGAGGCGAAGCGGATCATTCTCGCCAACCTCGTGAATGCGAAGCCGACTGCAGGGTAAAAACGGTGCTGAAGCCTTCCCAGTTCATCGATCAGTTTCGCAGAGACGTCGATGACCTTCGCGAAGGCACGGCAGGCGACTCCGACAGCGAGAACCTCTGGTCGGATCCTGACGTCTATCGGTACTTGAACGCAGGGCTCAGCGAGACCGCACGGCGCACTTTCTACCTGCTGCCGCGCATCATCAAGCTCGACGTCACTGCTGGGAACGCAGATCTTGGCTGCGAAGACGCAGCCAAGATTCTGCACATCGAGCGCGCCAGGCTCCTGACCGCGCGCATCAGCCTCGAAGAAATGAACATGCGTGGCCCTGGCTCCGTCGAGGATGACTACGGCTACCTGATCCACAACGCACCGGACTTCGAGAACACTGTCGGCACGCCGCACAGGTTCATTCGCGACTACGCGCCGAAGACCATCCGGCTGTACCCGATCCCGATGGCTGCGGACACCCTGCAGCTACACACATACATGCTGCCAAGCACCGTCGTGGCGGCGTCCGAAGTGCCGAGTGAATACGCTGAGCCACGCGTGTTCGAGATGGTGCTCATGTTCATGAAGAGCATGGCGTACCAGAAGCAGGACGCAGACACGCAGGACCTCGCGCGCGCGGGCGGCTTCAGCGACGAGTTCGAAGCAGCGGTACGCGACTTCAAGAGCGAGCTGCTGCGCCGCCGTCGCACGCCTGGAACCACGCGGTTCTCTTGGTGACGCATGGCACGTCCGACCGACTCTGAGCTCGCCAAGCTCTCGCTCTGGCCTGGCGGTATCAACAACGTCGCTTCGGAAGCGATGCTCCGCGGCGGGCAGCTCCGCAGCGCAGTCAACGTGGACATCGACGACACTGGCGTGCCGTCGCGCCGCGTCGGGTACACCCAGCTCGCTGCCGAATCTGGCGCACACTCGCTGTGGTCGAACGGCGTCAAGATGTTCTACGCCGCAGGTTCCAATCTGCGCATGCACGACGGCGTGTCGTCGCAGCTGCTGTACACCAATCTGCAGCACGATGTTCCGCTGTGCTACGCGACGATCGAACCGAACACGTACATTTCTGATGGCACGGTCGCGCTGTGCGTACGCAACGACGGCTCACTGCGTACGTGGGGGGTCACTGCGCCGGAAGGCCCGACGTACGCTACGCCGCTTGAAGATGTCGGTGGCATGACTGCCGGCGACTACCTGGTCGCGATCACGTACTCCAACGACCTCGGCGAAGAGTCCGGTACTGGGCCTTCGCTCCGCGTCACGGTGCCCGAAGGCGGCGGCATTGCGGTTGGGTTCCCGCCTACCGCGCCGCCTGACGCCGTGCGCACGCGGCTCTACATCTCCAAGCCCAACGGCACGCAGCCGTTGTTCGCGAGCAGCTTCGCTGCCAACGCAGCGTCCGTGACCGTCGGCCGCGCGCCGCTCGGTCGTCCGCTGGATACTCAGTTCTGCGCCAAGCTGCCTGCTGCCAACTTCGCCGCGTACTACAACGGGCGGCTGTACATCGCGTCGGGTGACATGCTGCAGTGGTCGCGCCCCCTCGCGTACGGGCTGCTCGACGAGGCGTACGCGTTCCAGAAGTTCATGACCAACATCACTGGCATCGCCGCGATGCCCGAAGGCGGTGGTGGCATCTACGTCGGCACCGGCACGCGCATGTACTTCCTGCGCGGAAAAGATCCTGGCGGCTTCGACATGGTTGAGGCGTACCCGTCTGGCGTCGTGTCTGGCTCGCTGGTCATGGTGCCAGCGACCGCGCTCAACATCGAGACCGTTTCGTTGCGCGTTCCTGTGTGGATGTCGACGACCGGCGTGTTCTGCGTGGGCGGTCCCAACGGCCAGGTGCTCGCCACAACCGAAGCGTATTTCTCCGGTGATGTGGCTGAGCGCGCGGCTGCGCTCTTCCGCAGCGTGGACGGCATCAATCAGGTGCTGGTGTCGATGCAGAAGCCGCTGCGCAGTAGTAAACTCGCGGTGACTGATAGCGCTAGCGCAACGGTGGTGCGGAATGGAATCGAAGTCTGAGCCGTCGCAGAAAGAGCAGCGGCTTGAGATCTGCAAGAAGTGCGACGAGGCGAAGCACATGCGGCTTGGTCTCATCGTGTGCAAGAAGTGTGGCTGTCTCATGAACATGAAGGTTGCTTTGCCGAAGTCGAAGTGCCCCCTCAATAAATGGTGACCCCAATGAACTCCCGTATTCCTGAACTTCGTCGGGACTTCGCCAACTCCAAGTACGAGCGTACTGAAGAGGGCGGCGTCTACTTCTCGCGTGGCAACTTCCTCATTTCCGGCATGTTGAGCGTGAGCCTCAACGGCGGGCCGTGGGAAGACACTCCCAACCTGATCGTCAATGAGGGCCTCGCTTACCTGCTCAACGTCGGGCTGTCTGCCGGCGCGCAGCTGTCCACGTTCTACGTGGCCCCGTTCTACAACAACGTGACGCCGATCGCAGGACTCACTGCTGGCACGTTCAACGCTAGTCAGGGCGAGTTCGACAACTACTCCGAAGCCACTCGTCCGCTGTGGGTCGACGCTGGTGTCGTTTCTCAGTACATCGAGAACACCGCGACCCCTGCGCTGATCACTGTCGCCGCCGGCGTCGATTCTCCGTCCGACGTCCAGGTGTGGGGCGCAGCGCTGATTTCCGCGTCCGGTAAGTTGTCAGGGCTTGGCACGATGATCGGCTGCGCGAAGTTCACCGCTGCGCGTACCGGGCTGCAGCTCAACGACGAGCTGCGGCTCAAGTACCGCGTTACCGCCTCTTCGAGCTAATGGCCCGGTATCACGGCCCTGTACGCTTCAATGTAATCGGGGACCGCCGTCTGGCTGCACCGTACTACGGTGTGGCCAGGCGGTTCCTCGGCGATCTCGCGTCACGCCTCGCAGAAGCCGGTATTTCGGCTGGCTATCAGGAACGGCGGTTCAACGACGGCACGGTCATTCGCGTGCAGGTGGCCGGCGAGGTCTACGAGATCGAGATCCGCGTAGCGCAGATCATCAAGGTAACGAACACCCCGGTACTGCGCGGCATCGTGTGTACGCCGAACTGCCAGGCTACCGGCAACATCGACGTGTCGTACCCCGAAGTCATACTGTCGCCCCCGAGCGAAGAGTACGGGCAGACGGAGTGGACGACATACTTCCACAGCGAGATCGCACCGTTCTTCGAACGCGTGTCGAGCGCCGACGCCGATACGTACAGCGACAAGTTCCCGAACGGCGTCCGCCGCGGTGGGAACATCGACTGGTTCGGCACCGACAACATCCACCTGAGCTGGCAGGGTCCCGAGACTCGGTACTGGCATCATCGCGTCGAAGGGTTCTACGACCTCGGCCAGTTCACGCCCAAAGTCTACTGTGACGGACGCGAGCTGCTGGACATCAGTGACTACGCCACTGCGGAATCGGATACCGACTTCGATGGCGTAGTCGTAGGCGCGGGGCTGCGGCGCTTCGGTACAGGCTTCCGCTTGTACATCGTCATGCACGAGACCAGCGGCGCCGATATCTACAACCAGCTCGAAGGCAGCAGCACGATGCGTCTGCTGCGGTTCAACATCGTGGCGAACGGCACCGGGGCGTACAGCGACGGTGTAGTCGAAGCTGGCTCCGGTGTAGTCCTCGACGAGTGGACGACCGCGTTCAGCTACTCGCCTTGGTTCTTCAACGCATCGTGCAACAAGACGGTCACGATCACGGACGACGAAGATTTGACGGTGCTGTCGCCAGAAGAGGCGTACTACACCGACGCGCCTGCCAACAACACGATCGTGCACATGACGTTTCCCGACGACGGGATCACGTCGCCTAGTCGTACGACAGACGCGATCACCGCTACTACGCTGCGCACGTTCTACAACGGCGCAGGTACTGCGAACGTATGCGCGGATACGGCGCTGGTAGACACCAGCAGCGTCATCGCTGCTGACTACCGCGGCGACGAACTCGTGTTCATGATGCTCCACGTGACTATCACCGAGCAGGACGCACTCGGCGAAACACTGATCGTCGGCTTAGTTCGCCAGATCTCGATCGGCCAGCGGTACTACACGCTCGACACGCTGCGTTCGTACCCTGTCAACACTGGGCCACCGACCGAGCACGACTTCGGCACGTTCCACGCCGACATGATCACTCCGTACAACGTCGGGCTGCTGCTGTCTGCCGATATCCGCTACGGCGCGCTGTTCGTGTTCGATTGGGTGCAGGAGAGCCT